GGGATCCAGACATGAACTTGAGAACAAGACTGCCAATTAACGGGTTGAATGCAATTAAACAGGACAACAGTGACAAAACCTTTGATATAACTGATATAAGTCAGCATCAAACGACCATTTTCGTTTGATCAGTGGGGGACTGTTCTAGCTCGTCAGAAGCAAAAGAGGTATCTTTTGTAGGTTGTAGCTGATCAGTACCATATTGTTCATGACAATCGAGGCACCATTGTTTAAGTGCTTTACCGGAATCAGTGAACTTAGCTACACCTAAAGTACGCCAACATTCTTTAGGGTCATTATGACCACGGGTTGAACCTTTGTAGTAACTAACAAAAAAGTTAGGACCTTCTCTTGTACGTGTATACGTAAAGGAACAGGTAGGTGTATTCAGTTCAAATTCAATTACTTTCATTAACTGTATTTAATGTACGTACATACACGGATATAGATATAGATCAACAGTATATACAGTTATTACACACCCGGTAATACAGTTATATAACATTGATAAGTATCAGGTATTAAAGTTGTCTATGTAGTTGGGGGTTTTTACAGAATTTACACAACAGGTAAATTAGAAAAAGGAGAGATTTTAGGTCTCTCCAATTACAGGGAGTCCACCCTTCTCCCTGTATACGGGTCCTATCGCTCAAACCCAAGTAGGGACTGAATTATTTGTAGCACCTCTAGCTTGTTTTCTTTGGTCCATATTCATGTTAAGGACGAGGTGATCAGCGAAGCAATGTAAGTCATCATCCCAATGTTCAAGGAGGTCATTCCATTCTTCACGTTTACGGTTAATAATTTCCTGTTGAGCTGAGATTGAAAGGATGTCAGTGAAATATTTGACACCTTGAGCTAAGGCATCAATACGATCATCATGACGTACTGCACCTTTTTCTCTACACATTCTACTAAGTTGATAGAAGAGCATGTATTGGAGTCTTTTTTCTGGAGCAGTTTCAGGGTTAGAGCTATAATCCCAGTGTACGACTTTTTTGTCTACGACTAAACGGTGTTGATTAAGTACAGGTTCAAGGGTATCAATGATACGATCTTCTTTACGTACGTTAGCTCTTGTTTCTTCTATGTGAATAGCTTGTTTAGTCTGTTGTAGGTGTTTTTTAAACAGTTCAGCTACAATCCCGTCACCAAAGTTAGATTCAATAAGTAGAGTTTTTACGTTATACTTACGACAACCTTTTAGAATGTCCAATAACGTGTTGTCTGTGTATCCGTCATGGTAAGCACGCATTTCGTGCAAGTACATAAGACCATTTCGTTGGGAGAGATAAGCTGCAACTGTTTCATCCGATCCTCTACCCGACGGGTCAACCGAACATATTGTTTCTTGGTAAACATCCCATTCTCCTTGTAACTGCATTGGAGAGTAGAAATAATCTCCAGGTAATCCGATAGTTGGGAGTTCTTTGAGACAGTTTTTTGGGTCTGAGCACCAGATGATGTTGTCTGGAGCAGTAGAGGGATTAACGCTAGTAACAATAAGGTCTGCGTTTTTAAGAGGGAACTTTTCTGCGTCAGATAAGCTCGTATCGAGCATAAATTGAAGCATGAAGTTCGACCTACCCATGGCCGCTTCACGTTCGATAAGATCATCTTCTTGGAATCGGTCTGGGTCAGTAGGTTCCCAAGGTTGAGCGCCATTTTCAATATCTGCTTGTAGTTGAGGTGCAATAACACCTTCGTAATTAGTTAATTTACGAGGTACTCTTGCAGGCCAAACGAAGGGACGATAATTACGTTCAGCTAATTTTTTATAGATAGTAAATGTAGTTTGGGGAGTCCCAAGGTACATAATTCGGGAGTCATCCTTAGGAGTAAGGATAGACTCAGCCTCGGTACAGAGTTGTAGTAGTTTTTCCCTCATCATCTCTGTCATTGAGTTACCAGGAACTTCAATGTCGTCCAGGATCATTAAGTCAGCGCGGGAGCCGGTTAATTGGCCCGTAATCCCGACAGACTTGACTGAAGGTGCTTGGTGGGGGGAACAAAGAACATCGAAGCTGATTCGCGACCAGCGTGAGTCGTCTGATTTGGGCTGTAAGTAATTTAACCAAGGTGTTTCTATAATTAGTTTTTGAAGGAAGATAGACATGTTGTCTGCACGCTCTTTAGAAGCGGAGATAATCATGATCTTCTTTTCTGGATCTTTAAATAGAGTCCACAACACGAACGCACCAGTAATCCAAGATTTACCAATTCCTCGGAAGGCTTGGATCTGTAAACGTTTAGGACCGTGTTGTAAATAGTCAGCAATAGCGTATTGAGCTTTAGTAGGCTCAGGGAGATCTAGCTGTCCCCACAGAGCCTGCAGAAACAACTTAAAATCACCCTGTAAAGCTGTTAAAACGTCTGTCATATTGTACTAATGCCGTAATTATCAATGGCTTTTTTACCATTTGTATAGGCTTCTTTTGCACCATTAACAATTGCATCCCCAGCACGTTTACCTAGATCAGTTTCAGGATCGGGTTTCATACCAGGTAAATATTCAGCCGCACCATTGGCAAGGTCTTCACCGTTCTTACCAGCCATAAAAAGATCATGACCGTTAACAATAGGATTAGCTCTTCTAGAAAGTTTTACAAGAGCCTTACCACCTTGATAAATTATTTCTGTAGATGAACCGTTTGGAAACCGAGGACCTTGAAGACGTACTTGGTCCTGTTTGTTGTCTGCCATCATGTAAGCAGCTTGCTCGACATCAGATGGAATAGGTCTGTTACCTTCAGATCTATTTTGTTTAGAATCTAAAGGTCTAATATTATTAGAAGTGTTAAGACCTCCATTAGCCAAAGACCAAATATGATCTACATCTTGTGAGTCATCAGCAGATGCATAAATTTCATTAATACGAGCTTTTTCTGCATCATACAGTTGCTGACCTTTACCAGGCCAAGCTTGTTCATAATCGTCTGCTGTTAGTGAAAGACCAACACGTCTTGCTCTATCTCTGCCATTACGGGCTGATTTTAAATTGGTATTAATTAGACCGTGTTTACCATTTCCTTTGTTATCCCATCGCCAAACGTTACCAGTATCATCAAGATATTGGGGGCGTTGCAACTTATTTTCTTTTGCAAATTCAAAAGTAGTAAAAGCTGCCTTTCGTTCTTCTGGCGTTGTGGGATAAGCAAAGTAAATCCTACTTGCTTTTTTTCCCATATAAAAAAACGTCCCCGAAGGGACGTAGTAAAGTTATGTACTTATGTGGATAAGTTGTAAATTAAAAAGGGTTAGCCTTTAGCTCCTTTGCTACCTAGTTTGCCGGTAACATATTTTTTACCATCCCACATCTGAGTAACATACTTACTGCCTTTTCTGATGCGCCTGGTAGTGCCGACTTTGGGTCCGCTGGGAGTGCGTAGTCGATTTCTGTTGTTATTGGAGGCACGAGCTCCTCCACGATGTGTACGGCGTCGGCCAACACTTGCAGCAGCTTCCTCTCTTTTCTTTTTCTCTTCAGGAGTCAACCTGCTACCCAAAGAAGCACCGTTAACTGTTTGGTTAGGACGCGAGTGATCAGCTACCCGACTTTGAGATGATGTACGACCTGAACTGGTAGTAGGTGTTGGAGTTGATTTTTTTGGAGTAGCAGCTTTAGGTTTAGCCTTTGGTTGGATTGCAGAGCCATAAGCATCAGCATTGGCAACGGGACCAACGTTTTTGCCACCCTTAAGCGCCTTACGTGCAGCCACAGCAGCACGGTGTTCTTTTAGAGTTGCAAAGCGTTTTTTAAACAGACCTTCACCAGTCTTTTTCTTTTTAGGAGTAGCCATAATTAATTAATGTGTGACGAAATAAGTGATTCTCTTAGTAGATTTTGTCCAAAGCGTTCTCTCATCCAGGAGCGCCAATGGTTGCTTCCTTTATCCTGATTACATCTGGTACATGCTGGTACGACATTCGTATTGACATCTTCGCCACCAAGAGAACGAGGATGTACATGGTCCAAAGTAAGTTCATGTAGTTCATAAGTCTCTCCGCAATAAACGCATGTGCAGCCAAAGTGTTCTTTAATACTGCGCCTCCAAAGGCGCTTGGCTTCAGAGGATGTCATGGTTATTAGGTTGTAAAGGTAGTGTTCAGGAGTTGGAAGTAAAGGGGTCATGCTTTTTTGCGATTACGTGCTCGGTTTTTGGAAGCTTTTTCCATAAATGTCCCTCCCCCTTTCTTGTGAGAAACATCCTTACCGTCACCGTTACCGTCAGTGCCTTTTTGCCTGTTAATACGTTGCAGCTCTACACGTCGAGCTACTTCGTCAGGCTTTTTATTGTATTTACGCTGGTATGCGCGTTTAATAAGTAAAGACTTACGGTTACTTCTATAGTGAGCTGTTGATTTACCGGACTGATGAGCCATAAAGTCTTTTCTGTACTAGTTCAGGGTCGATCTCAGGCATGATCTGAGCAAGTTTGGATAGAGGGTTACCGTCATAAGCAACACCACTAATGTCATTTGTTTTTAGCCAATCACAGGCTGCTTTAAGGTCTTGTGTAGAGGCTTCACCAGATTTAATCCTGGCTAGGAATTCTTTCGTCACAAGGTTGTGCAGTTCGTTAAACTGATCTTCTGTAGCTTTTTTAGCT